GATATAAAAATCGAAGATAATCCTGAAGAATTCATTCAAGACGCCATCAAACAAATCTCCGATACCGTATTAATGAAGGAACGTAAGGGTGGGCTGCTAGTATATATGGATATCTCAGATGACGCTGGGCGTATTGCCAAATGTGTTATTGATAACGATATCCCTCGTAATAAGTATATGGGAATTATTAGTAGATATTGGCATAGTCTAGGTATTAATATGCCCGTTGAGCTACGTGAATTCATTTATGGTGTCCTCAATCGATATATCTACTACATGAAAAAAGAACGTGGTTTATTAAATGTCGATAGCAGTCCAATCAACCTTAACCACAAACCAGATTTTGATATTAAGTTGAATCTAGAACCATATCTTAAGGAACACTCTAAGAAATGTGATGAGAAGCGACTAGATCAGGCTATCGATTTATTCAAATACAACGCTATGGCTCAGGCTAAATCTCAAAAAGATATCGATGAGTTATTTGAGCGTATGTTGGATGGATCTTTGGTTTCCCGTGTTGTGAGTAATGGGGATGGTACCTTTGTTGCATATTGGGAGCCGGCTGAGAAGGAGGAAGATGATGAGGATTAAACGGATATATCCTAAATCTAAAACGATATTACCTCAACCACCAATACATGTGAAACTATACTTCGATCATGATGAAATGGAACAGATTCGTAAGCAGTTCTTATTGGATGAGGAACATAATAATCCGAATAAAACTTTTAGATTTCATGGAGGGACTGATGGGCAAGAACATTGATTTCCGTGTCTTCAAAGACCATCGTTGGGTTGGAATTGCCTATGTCAAAGATGATATTGGACAGATCCAGGGGTTCAAATTCATGTATAAAGGGCCTGAAAAGCTGAAAGATACGTATGAAAAAGGGGATTATTTCCGTGCAGAAGTCCTTGGATTCGAGTATGATTTGGTATTTGAGAGGGACTTTTGGCATAAATTGGACGAGAAAACTGACGAATATGGGCTTGAATTTAGGATTCTTTGGTGATAATAGGGGTATTTTGGTACTAAGAATCCCGATTAAATTTTTGCGGGATTTTGATGTCCCTGCATTTTTATTATAGGATTTCGGGTGATTTGCTTGAAAAAACTACGGGATTTTGTGTGAATTACCCGTAAAATCCGTAAAAAATGGCTATTTTGGTATTGTTGTAGAAAGCAGTTAAAATTTTAACTATATATATAAACAATGGCGAAACAGTGGGAAAAAACGTGTGAGGAGGAATTAATGGATTTTTTGGACGTTTCTGTCAAAAAGTTCCATTCTAATAACAGACAATTAGATTATGAGGTATCTCCCGACTTTATTTTTGGCGATGCCAAAGATTTGGTTGTAAAGGGTGGTAAGTTCTATGCATATTGGAATGGACATAGATGGGACTCATTACAACGTAATTTATTTCATGATATTGATAGTCAATTGTGGAATAAAGCGAAAGAGCTTCAAGTGGAAGGCCCAGGGGTTCGGATTGAAGTGAAAGAAATTCGGAAAGCTTCGGGTGGTAAGTTCCGATTATTCTTAGATTATTGCAAAGCCACCGAACAGAATGATATTCCATTCAACCAGAAGATATTATTCTCTGATCATCAAATGAAGCGAAAAGATTATGCTACAACTCAGTTGTCATATTCTCCAACAGAAGGAAATCCTGAAGCATTCATGAAATTGCTTGGGACTTTATATATGCCAGCAGAACTTGACAAAATTCTTTGGTTCATGGGCGCCTTATTCACTAACAACATGTACAAGATCGAAAAGTTCATGTATTTGTACGGATCAAAAGGTAGTGGTAAAGGAACTGTACTCAAGATATTCCGATGGTTGTTCGAAGAATACTGTGGAACTATTGATTTGAAAGTACTGACAAGTGGTGACCCATTTGCAACTGGACAGATTCAGGAAGTGCCATTGTTGATTGATGAAGATACAGACATTAGTCATATTTTTAATGATACCCCGTTATTGAAACTGACAAGTCATGAAACTATATCTGTCAACAAAAAGTATAAAGAACCTTATGATGTTAAATTCAGTGGCTTGCTCATTACAGCATCAAACCAAAGATATAAAGTTCGAAATGTTGATTCTGGTATTACTCGTCGAGCTGTCGTCGTAAATCCAAGTGGTAATAAAGTACCTCATAGGGAGTATGATTCGCTAATGAATCAAATTAAATACGAGTTACCATATATTGCTAATCTTGCGATTAATCGATTCGAAGAATTGGGTCAAGACTATTTCGATGACTATTTCGATGTTGATATGGCAGAGCAGACAGATCATATCTTTGATTTTATGCGTAGTGAAGCTATGCAAATGAAAGATGGTATTAGTCTTAAACAACTTTCTGAGTTGTATAAAAACTATCTTGAAGATATGGGATGGAAGACTGACGGATATAAAGCCACAATCAAACGTGAAGCTCTTAGATATTTCGAAACCATGCTTAAAGACACAAAAGTTGATGGAGTTCGAATATTTAATTATTTCAAAGGATTCAGATGGTCTGTGGCATTTCCTGAAGGTGTGGTTGGTATGGATATTCCTGAAGACGAAGTTAAGGATTGGCTCGATTTATGTTACCACAACGAGGTATTTAATAAATTAGCAGCAGATTATCCTGCTCAACCATCTTTACCAAATGGTAATCCATCTCATAAATGGGATGAGGTTGTTACAACGCTAAAAGAAATTGACACGCGTAAATTACACTGGGTCAGACTCCCATTCCAACATATTATTCTCGACTTTGATATCAAGGACGAGAACGGAGAGAAAAATCTGGAGTTAAATAAAGAAGCTGCGTCGAAGTATCCCCCGACATATGCTGAAGTATCTAAATCCGGAAAAGGTATTCACTTGCATTATTTATATGACGGTGATGTAAACCTATTAGATAATGTTGTTGAAGACAATGTCGAAATTAAAGTTTATAAAGGGAAGGCATCTTTACGACGGATTGATAATGCATCGAACAATCTTGAAGTATCTCATATTTCGTCGGGACTGCCGATGAAAGAGAAGAAGGAGACAACGATGTATGAAAACGTAAAAGATATTACCTATACCGAGAAGACTCTTCGTAAATTTGTTAAGAAACAGCTGGGGCTTATTCCTGGAGAGAAACCGAGTCATGCGAACACGAAGCCAACGATCGATTGGATTTCTCACGAGATCCATAGAGCGTATGACATGGGATTGAAATACGATATTACCGATCTTAAACATTCGGTATTTCTTCGAGCATTACAATCTTCAAACAACAAGGATTATTGCTTGGACGTATTTATGAAGATTCCATGGTCTTCGATGCGAGATGACGATGGTAAGACAGAGACTGAGTTGACGACAGGAACTAATATCGTTGCTAAAGAAGAAATTGTATTCTTCGATATCGAGGTCTATCCAAATCTATTTGTTGTAGTTTGGAAGAAGTATGGCGAAGACGAATTCGTTCGCTGGGTAAATCCTAGCGCGGATCAAATTGAGTATTTGTGTTCATTCCCATTAGTCGGTTTCAACAACCGTCGATACGATAATCATATCCTATACGCTCGATTACTCGGAGGGACAAACATGGAGTTATTCCGACAGTCCCAAAGAATTATCAACGAGAAGAATGCGAAGACTGGTATGTATGCAGCAGCTTATGAATTGAGCTATGCTGATATTTATGAGTATGCTCAGAAGAAACAATCTTTGAAGCGTTGGGAAGTAGATCTTGGTATTAACCACGTCGAGATGGAAATCCCTTGGGATCAACCAGTACCTGATGATTTAGTCGATACTGTTGTGGAATACTGTGTCAATGACGTAATGGCTACTGAGAAAGTATTTGATGCTACATATGCAGATTATGTTGCTCGTGAAATCCTGGCGACTATTTCCGATGGATCTATGAACGCGACGAACAATCAGCTCACAGCATTATTTATCTTCGGAGATGATCCTCGTCCACAAGATAAGTTTATTTACACAGACCTAAGTAAGACATTCCCTGGATACGAATACAAGTTCGGTAAATCTACATATCGTGGTTATGAAACTGGTGAAGGTGGATTTGTGTATGCTGAACCTGGTGTATATAAAGATGTTATCCTAGATGACGTTGAATCAATGCACCCGAATAGTTTGATCAATATGAATTACTTCGGCCCATATACTCAACGTTATGCCGACTTACTTAAAGTGCGCGTGTTATTAAAACATAACAAGATTACTGAAGTTAAACTTATGTTTGACGGTAAGCTCGCACCATTCTTGGATAATCCAGAACACCGTAAACCATTGGTGTCTGCGTTGAAGATTGCTATTAACGCCGTTTATGGCATGACTTCGGCGTCGTTTGATAACAAATTCAAACACAAAGATAATATTGACAACATCGTTGCTAAACGTGGAGCTTTATTTATGGTGGATCTTAAATTCTATTTGGAAGAACAAGGTTATCAAGTCTGTCATATTAAGACGGACTCTGTTAAAGTTCCAAATGGCGATGAAAAAGTTGTTAAGCTTATTGATGAATTTGGTAAGCGACCTGAATACAACTATAAATTCGACCATGAACATACATATAAACGTATGGCGTTAATTAATAACGCGGTTTATATTGCTCAGCTTGAAGATGGTAGTTGGTCACCGACCGGAGCAGAGTTCGCTAATCCATATTTACTCAAACGGGTTTGGACAAAAGAAGAATTGACCGATCAAGATTTCTTTATCACTAAGCAATCCAAAGGTCATATTTATCTTGGTGACGAATTCGTTGGTAAAGTTGGATCTATTTACGCTTCTAAGACTGGATCAGAATGTTTGTGGACAGAAGATAACGAGAATTTCAAATCTGTTACTGGAACAAAAGGATTCAAATTCAAACAAACGTCGGAATTCGATTACGAAGATATTGATTTCGACTACTATGATAAATTAGCAATCGCTGGTTTGAAGAAAATCATGAAGGTTGGCGATATCAATATGATTGTTGATGACATGCCTAAGGATTATATCGAACCACTTGGCTTAAATGAAGAACAACCCGAAGAAATGGCTGCCTAACTTTTTGGGCAGTCGCTCGGGGTTTGTAAAAACTTCGCAGAAATTACATGGCACATAATAGAAAGGAACAACAAAATTCAAGGATTTTTGCGCTCCTTTCGTTTTTTGTTGCACTTTGTCAAACACTCGTCAAAAATAGAAAGGACATAATCATGACAAAAATATTACAAGCTTCTAATCACCAAATCATCCTCGAAGATGTGGAATTTGCCTTTAAACCAAACTTCGCAGGAAGAGAAGAACGATACAATCGTGCAGGCGATCGTTATTTTAACGTAGTAGTATCTCCAGAAGATGCTCAAATCCTTGCCGAACAGTATGGTGTTAATGTCAAATTGTGGGAGCCTAAGCCACGAGATGACGAAATGGCTAAGAAAATGGCCGAGAACCCTGACATGTATGAACCATTCCATTATTTCAAGGTTAAGGTTTATACTAAGTTTGCCATTCCATCAATTGCTTTGATCTATGACGACGAAAATGGCGTATGTGATGTTGACGATCCAGTGTGTGTACAAAATCGTCAGTTCTTGACAGAGGATCAATTCCAATTAATTGATGAAATGGAAATGCAATGTGTCGATATGACCATCCGTCGTCGCGAACCTAGTGATGAAGGGACTTACGCTCGTCTTGATTTGAAGAATGCGTATATTCACGTTGCTCCAAGTCCACTTGAACGTAAGTATGGGTTCTAATGACTATTGAGTTATATCCCTATCAGCGAAAGGCGGTTGATAGGTTACATAACGGTTCTGTATTGTGCGGAAAGGTCGGTTCGGGTAAATCCTTGACCGGCCTATTTTATTATATGGAGAACCATATTGATAAGCCTCTCTATATTATTACGGTCGCTAAGAAACGAAACGATCGAGAATGGCATAGAGATTTTGAAGCCTTAGGAATTGATGGCGTTGTTGATTCCTGGAACAATATCGAAAAGTATACTGATGTGAAAGACGCATTCTTTATATTTGACGAACAACGCGCAATCGGTTATGGTAAATGGGGCATGGCATTCATACATATTGCTCGCAAGAACAATTGGATTATGTTAACTGCTACACCTGGTGATGTTTGGATGGATTGGATGTGTATTTTCATAGCCAATAATTTCTATCGAAACAAAACCGATTTTGTGGATCAGCACGTGGAGTACAATCCATATTCTAAGTTTCCTCAAATTCGAAGATACCATAAGACCGATAAATTAGAAAGGTTCCGTAAGTATTTGGCAGTACCTATGCAAGATTTTAGAACTACCAAATTACACAGGAAGTATATTAATGCGGACTTCGACAAGGATTTATATCAAACTGTTGTCAAGACTCGTTTTAATCCATATACTGAGGAGCCAATAATGAACGCCTCTGAATTAACACAAGTCCTTCGTCGTATTGTAAATATGAGCGAACGCCGTAGAATTCATGCGAAGCAAGAGATAATGACTCGTGATAGAGTCATCGTCTTTTATAATTACACCTATGAACTTGATATTCTCAAAGAGATTTGTCAAGAATTAAATAGGGCATATTATCAATGGAACGGTCAAAAGCATGAAGCTATCCCAGACGCTGAAACCTGGGTATATCTAGTGCAATATACGGCCGGAGCCGAGGGATGGAACTGTATAACTACTGATACGATTCTATTTTACTCGCTTAACTATTCTTACCGAATAATGGAGCAATCGGAAGGACGAATTAATCGAGTGAATACCTCCTTTGAAGATCTTTATTACGTGTATTTGAAGTCCCCGGCTTCTATTGATGATGCTATTGAACGCTCCATTCGAAGCAAGAAGAAATTTAATGAAAGGAATTGGGTGGAGAACACATGTCCAAACTGGAACGAGATTTCCAAAAACAATTGATTAAAGATATTAAGACTCGAATCCCTGAAGCTATTGTTAAGAAGAACGATCCTAACTATATTCAAGGCATTCCTGACTTATCTGTTGACGTTGGGCCATATTCCTATCATTTGGAAGTGAAGAAATCGGCTAAAGCCCCATATCGACCGAATCAAGAGTATTATTTAAATCATTATAATACAAACGGCGGTTGGGCTCGAACCATTTATCCAGAGAACAAGGAGGAAGTACTCAATGAAATGGAACAGACATCCAGAGTACGAGGGTCGTCACTCATTCCTTAGTGCGAGCCAATGTCACTGGTTAAATTACACACCAGACAAGATAATTAGCAGATTCGAAAACGAACAGGCTAAGCAACGTGGAACTGAATTACACGAATTTGCTAGTGAAGCAATTCGGCACAAAATCAAATTGATGCCTGGTAATACTCACCCGGCCGTTGCTAATTTTGTAAATGACGCTATTGGATATCATATGGATAGTGAAGTACTATTATTTTATAGTCCATATGCATTTGGTACTGCCGATGCTATTCGTTATGAACCTCCTAAGAAAGATAATCCTCGTGGATTTCTTAGAATTCATGATTTGAAGACTGGTGTTACCAAACCTAAAATGGAGCAGCTATTAGTTTATGCTGCTTATTTCTGCTTGGAGTATGGTGTTAAACCCGAGAAGACGGATTTTGAACTCCGTATTTATCAAGGTAATGACATTAAGACATATATTCCAGAAGCAGAAGACGTGTATGACGTATATCATACGATTAAAGAGTTCTCGGGAATTCTTGAAAGTAAACCTAAATAGAAAGGATATTGTTCATGAATCTGCAAGAAGCATATGATGATATGCTCGAACATAGAGGAACCCCGCACCAAGGTAGTATTCCACATAGTGGTCGTTATGCTTGGGGATCTGGCGAAAATTCATTTCAGCGGGCTACTTCATGGTCCGATAGAGTTGTTAAATACAGGCGATCTGGATTATCCGATACACAAATAGCAATGAAGCTAGGTATTACAACAACCGAATTCCGTAAAAGGAATAATATTGCAAAGCATGAGATTCGATTACATAATATTAGTCGGATCCAAGAATTAGCCGATCAAGGTTTAGGATCTATCGAGATATCTCGTAGAACAGGCATTCCTGAATCAACTGTTCGTATGAATTTAGATGCTAAAGTTCGAAATAATGTAAATCGCATGGAGCAAATTAAGACTGATATTAAAGGTCTTATTGAAAAGAATCCATATCTTGACGTTGGTTTGGGATCAGCACAACAACTCGGTGTGAACGAAAGTACTCTTAAACGTGCCGTACAACAATTGGAATCCGAAGGATATCATATACATACGGTTTATGTTAAGAATGCTACTAACGATGATCACTGGGTAGAAATGAAGGTGTTAACTAAAGAAGCAGATCCTGCTGTTGTTAGGGAACACAAGCATGAAATCACACCTCCTCATATTCATACTGACGCTGAAGGTAAATCTTCATTAGGTCTTAAACCTATCCAACATATTGATTGGAAACGTGTAGGTATTCGATATGATGAACAAGGTGGTACGGATAAAGATGGTGTAATGGAATTACGTCCAGGAGTAAAAGACCTTGACTTAGGTAAATCTCGTTACGCCCAAGTTCGTATTGGGGTTAATGGAACTCATTATTTAAAAGGTATGGCTGTCTATGGCGATCCTAAAGACTTCCCTAAAGGTGTCGATGTTATTTTCAACACCAACAAGAAGCAAGGAACTCCAAAAGAAAAAGTATTAAAACCTTTGAAAGACGATCCTGATAATCCATTTGGTGCTACGATTAAAAAACAATCGGGCGCAATCAATAAAGTAAATGAGGAAGGTGATTGGAACACTTGGTCTAAAACATTATCTTCCCAGTTCTTATCTAAACAACCACCAGCTTTAGTTAAAGGTCGTATCGAAAAGACATACGATAAACTAAAGAAAGAGTTTGATGAAATTAATGCACTAACAAATCCTGTCGTTAAGAAAGTAATGATGCAAGATTTTGTTGATGGGTTAACTGTTAAACGTCAACATCTTAAAATGGTTGGTTTCGATAGAATGAAAGGACAAGTATTATTACCTTTATCTGGTATTAAAGCTAACGAAGTATATGCTCCCAACTTTAAGAATGGTGAAAAGGTTGTACTTGTTCGTTATCCTCATGGTGGTATTTTCGAGTTACCAGAATTAACTGTTAATAATAAATTGGATAAAGGCCCAGCTAAATTTATGAAAGGCGCAAAGGATGCGATCGGTATTGATTCATCTGTAGCATCTAAATTATCTGGTGCCGATTTCGATGGCGACTCCGTTATGGTTATTCCTAACAACAATAATGGAATTAAAACAAGTCGATCTTTAAAAGAATTAAAGAATTTCGATTCCAAAAGTTATTATACTCCTAAGCCACCAAAGATTGATACCCAAAAACAAATGGGTGTCGTATCGAATCTTATTACAGACATGACTCTTAAAGGTGCATCACAATCCGAAATCGCTAGAGCGGTTAAACATTCAATGGTTGTTATTGATGCCGAGAAACATAGTCTGGATTATAAACGATCTGAACGAGAGAATAATATTGATCAGCTTAAAAAGAAATATCAAGAACATTATGATGTGGTAACTGGAAAGATATCTAGTGGAGCATCAACTCTTATTTCTAGATCGAAGACCGATTACCGTGAGACCGAGCACTGGTACAAGGAAAGAACTGCTGAAGAACTAGCTGCTAATCCTAGATTGGCTCCGAAGATCAAGAAAACAAAAACTATTTCCTTTACACCAAATGTTGATATGGTAGATGATGCTAAGAAACTAGGTTCTGGTACTGCTATTGAAAACATGTACGGTAATTACATCAACGCTCTTGGTAAGATGCGTACGAAAGGTGAGTCTATAATTAGTAAGACTCCTAACATGACCATGTCCAAGGAAGCTAAAGTCAAGTACAAGGATCAAGTTGAGTCTCTACAGAAGAAGCTTAATGACGCTTTGTACAACTCTCCTAGAGAACGTCAAGCTCAGCTCATGGCTAACAAGACTATTGCTGAGAAACGTACTCCTGACATGAGTAAAGACCAGATTAAGAAGCTTAAACAACAAGCTATTGCAGCAGCCCGTGTTAAGACTGGTGCTGATGGTAAGTCTACACGCATCTCTATAGATGATGATGAGTGGAAAGCTATTCAATCTGGGGCTGTCTCTAGCAAGATGCTAACAGATGTACTACGATTCGCTGACAGTGATCGTGTCAAACAGCTGGCTACTCCTCGTACAGAGAAGTCTATCAGCTTAGCTACTGCTAGTCGTGCTAAGACGATGCTTAAGAACGGTCATACCTATGCTGAAGTGGCCGATGCTTTGGGTATCAGTGTCTCTACTGTACAGGATCTATCATAGAAAGGAGGCCATACATGACGTACAACATGGAACTACTAGAGCATGCAGACTCTACTGAGCTCATGCCTGATGCTATGGCTGATGATCAAGTGACTGATGCTGAGTACGATCGTGAGACAACTGTTGATGCTATGCTTACAACGTACGACAACCCATACAATCCATACACAGACTACGATGCTTGGTGGGAATGGGACAAGGACAATGGTTACAATACACCAGAACTCTTAGCTATGGTTCTTGGTGACACATCAGATGTACTTGATGCTGTTGAAGAAGCACAGCGCACTGCCGTTGCCATGAACTGGATCATCGATGAAGGTCCAATCGAAGGCGTTTGGACAACAATTAAAAAGAATGTTGCAACCCCCATTCGTCTTCCGACATCGCAGTCCGGAATCGTGACATTTGAAGGTGAATAAAACACACCATTTCAAGTGACACCCCCAAGGGGAGGGTCGCACAAACTACCCGCCCCTCTGCAT